ATCGCTTGGCGTGGGCTGCCAGGGCAAGAGTTAGACCCAAAGAACATCATTCCCCAGATAGCTTCAAAGCTGAAACAGTATCAGGTCCCTTTCGTGGTGGCCGATCAGTACGCCTTCGCTGCTATTAAAACGCTTCTGATGGAAGAGGGGTGTCTTGCAAAAGAGTTTAAGATGTCGGGCCAGTCAAAGAATAAGGCCATGTATAGCCTTCAAATCAACATTAACTCTAAGTTATTGAAGATCATTGACTATCCTTTAATTTTCAGGCATCTTAAAGACTTGAGGGAAAAGAAAACGGACTCTGGAAAGGTCCAGATTCAGCATGCCCCTGGTTGTAAAGACGATATGGCGATGGTTGTGGCCTTGATCTGTTATCAGTTTGACAAGACAAGTCCGCTCTACATAGGCTATAATGAGGAAGAAGTTGAAGAAGTGAAATCTACCAAAGATGCCGCAGGGCGTCATATTGCCTACCCTACCGCAGAAGAGATGGCCGAAAAAGCTGGAGTTTCAAACTTCAACGATAACAGGCAAGAATACGGACCTGACGGTAAAAAGAAGTCCGACGACGACGGTGGAGTAGACGGTAGTGGTGGATTCTGGTTCGTTTTTTAGGAGAAATTAATGGCAGAAAATAAAAGTTTTATCTCTAAAGTTGGCGAAGCTATCAATGTAACTTTAGACTCTTACATCACAAAGTCTCGCACCAACATCGAAGACCTTGAGAAATCAAGTAGCGCCAGCCAAGCTCCTAGACCAGAAGATCACGGCGGAAAGCTAGCGATCACAGAGTTAGATTATCAAGGTCAAGAACAGTATGGGTATAAAGAGAAGTCCGGTGCCGTTGGCATGCCTATCCTTAAGACCATGGCACGACGAGATTCAATCGTCATCGCTATTCATCAAACACGAGTTTCTCAAGGCTCGATGTTTACCAAGAAACAAAAGAATCGGTACTCTCCAGGTTGGTTAATCGTTCCCGAAGATCAAGCAGATCTAACTGAAGATGAAAAAATGGACCTGGCAGATCCCACACTTACTCCTGAGCAGTATGCTGAGAAGAAGTTTGAGTTTGAAAAGCGCCGCATCGAAGTTAAAAAGAAACAGCTTAAAGAAATTAAAGAGATTGAAGAGTTCATCAAGCATTGTGGAATGGATATCAGCGAGAGCGATACCACAAACAAGCGAGTAGACTTTGATAAGTTCATGAAGCTTGTTATCAAAGATCGCCTCACTTATAACTACGCAGCTATTGAGATGGTACCTCAGAAGAACGGAGAGAAGTGTCATCACTTTTATCCTGTATCTGCCGGTACAATTCGTTATGTTACTAAAACTTCTGCTGAGAGATTGCAGAAGCTTTTAATTGAGCAGATGATGGCTCGTGGTCTAACTGAAGAAGAGATTAAAAGAAAGACCAATAAGCCTTATAGATATGTGCAAGTTGTTCGTGGTCAAATCGTTGCCGCATGGTCAGAAGACTGGTTCGTTTTCGAAGCTGCTAACCCGACAGTAGATCCAGAAGATAACGGATACGCAGTTGGTGAGTTGGAATTGCTAATGCAGATCGTTACTGCACACTTGTATGCAGAAGCTCATAACAGAAACTTCTTCGTTCAAGGTATCGGTACTAAAGGTTTGTTGCACATTAAAGGTGAAAACATCTCTCGTGCTCAGCTTGAAGCCTTTAAGCGTCAATGGTTCAACCAGATCAGCAATACTAGAAACGCCTTCAGACCTCCTATCATTGGCATGGCTGATGAAGTTAAGTGGGTTCCACTTGCTCAGTCAAATCGTGAAATGGAATTTGAACAGTGGATGAACTACTTGATTCGTATCTGCTGTGCTGTTTATCAGATTGACCCTGCTGAGATCAACTTCGACATCAGTAAAGTTAACACCTCAACTTTGAATGAATCGTCTAACGAAACTAGAATTAAAGCTAGCCGTGACAAAGGTTTAAAACCCCTGCTTGATTATGTACAAGGATTGATCAACAACCATGTGTTGCCGCGATGGAATAAAGAGTATGCGAAAAAGTATCGTTTTGAGTTTGTTGGTCTTGATGCTGAGACGCGTCAACAAGAAATCGATAGATTGCAAAAAGAAACTGCTGTTTGGAAAACCGTTAATGAAGCTCGAATCGAGATGGGCAGGGAACCGATTGAGAGTGGTGACATAGTTCTTAATGCTATTTACTCTCAGTACTTGGCTCAGAAGATGGCAGCGAATGATCCTGCTAATCAAGTTGATGATGGTGCAGTTGATGGTGAAGAGGGCGGAGATCCAGAGCAGAATGGTGCGCAATCAGAAGAAGCCAAAGAGTTCGCCTCTCAGTTTGATAGTGACCTAGAGTCTTTAGTAGACGAAGTTAGCAAGATTGACACTTCTCCTGAAAAGGAAAAAGAAGATACCAAGAAATCAGTAATCGAATACTACATCAAAGACGAGTCAGATGAAGATTAAGGTTGAACTTGAAAAGGGCGAGACTCTAACTGACGCTGAAGAGCTAATGGAAAAAGCTCTAAAGGTTAAGTCTGAGTGTGATCATGGCGAGCGTTACTCAGATGACGCTCTAAATGAGGCTCATGATCTTATCTGTTCTAGGTTTCAAAACCTTTTGAACTCTATTGGTTCAGAGGTAGAGGAAGTTATCAATGCTGCTAGAACAACGAACTTTAAATAACATTGACCAAATCGTAGAGAAAAACTTTTTAGACTTCATGATCTCAATCGTGGGGTATGACATATTATCTGACGAAGATAAGCAGCGAGCCGGTGTACTTGGCTTGGTTCAAATCAACAGACCCCTAATAGAATCCTTATATCTAATCGCAAGATCTAGGGCCGGTGAGTCCGATAAGCGTCCAATCAAGCTGCGAGACCTCATAGCTGCTGCCAATCTATCTAGCGTAATGCCAATCACCTCCGACACCCAAGCCTACAGCTTAGAGCACGCAAAGCGTGAAATGTATGAAGCTCTTTTGAACGCTAAGGAAGATCTCAAAAAACGCCTTCGACAATCAGTTTTACATGTAAACGAAACTCATCAAAAGATGGAAGTAGCTGGAGAAAAGCCTTCTAAGGACGAGTCTGCTCGGCGTTTGATTGAGATGGTCGCAGGATTACTAAGCACTGTAAGCTCAAGTTTTGTTCGTGCTGCTACCGTGAGCTTCACAAACTTAGTAAACAACGCGGTAATGGATCAAGCTCAAACAACTAGCTCAATTTTAGGTGTAAAAGCAGATCAGATACGAGTGTACAAGATCGTAAAAAACGACGGTAGACTTTGTCGCTGGTGCTCTTCTTTCTATCAAGATAAAAACGGTAATCCTAAGATCTACACTTTGGCTGAACTTGCTGCAAACGGTACAAATGAGGGCGAACCAAAGTCTAACTGGAAGCCGGTTATTGGTTCAACGCATCCTAGATGCCGATGCCAACTTCACTTCTTGCTACCAGGCGAGAAGCCGCCGAAAGCTTAAGTTTCAGACTTGTAGATTCTCTTAATATACTGCTGCTCAAAAGGCAAGTCATCGATATACGACTCTGGCTTTGGCAGAATGGCAGTCACATAGTTACTTAAACCAATCTGTTTTATGACATCTTCTGCATGATCAGAGCCGCCTTGCGACCACACAACAACATTCCAACCGATAGTATGCAAGTTCTTAACTAAATCGATATGAACTTTATGTAATCTAACAACTAGATTGCCGTTAACTAAACTTAAAACCTTAGACCTAGGGTCATTGATGTCTGCGTCCCACATGATAAGGGTATCGTCCACATCGCAGTACACTGTTCGTTTATCAGACATCTTGTAGTAGCTCACAAGCCTTCCTCACGAAGTCGTAAGCCCACAGGAAATCGTGGTACCTTGTTTTTGCCTGTCAAACCTTGATACTGTACGGTCAAAAGCTTACCTTTCCAAAGGCTTTCATCATGCAAGAACTTCTTAGTTTCCTCTTGATTGCCTGTCATCTTGACTTCAAACTCGGTACCATCCTCTGTTACGCACATGAAAGCGCCCAACAAACCTTGAAGTTTTCCTTTACCTTCTACTACACCTACGATACGAAACTCAGCATCATCAAACTCTTTGACCTTTTGTAGGTTGTACGAACGCTTATTTTCATACTTAGCATCGTTGTTTCTAAGCATCAAACCTTCGTAGCCTTCTTTTCTGTAATCTTTAAAAACAGCAGCAACATCAGCTTCGCTTCGAACACCTTCAGTCTTTACCAAGCGCAAAGGCTCTCGATCAGACCATAACGCATTCAAGGTCAGCCAGCGTGCTCTTTGAAGGTTAGTCCCATCAATGACCACATCATAAATATGATATTGAACCTTTTCAGATTCTTCAGATGGATCTTCTTTGCGTACAGCCGATACGATCTTCTCAAAGTCGTTCTTTAGATCGTGATTATAAAGCTCGCCATCTAAGATCAAGTTATGAAAGCGTGCAAAATGAAAAGCTATAGACTTTTCAATGTGTGGGCAGGAAGTTATTCTCTTTCGTGTACGAGACCAAAGGGTGACAGTTTGGCCGTCTTTAATTGCGATACAACGAATTCCATCTAACTTAGGCTGAGCAAGGCAGGGAAACTTAATCTTATCGCCATGCTTCTCGTAAACATGGGCCAGCATCGGTTCAATTCCGCCCTCGATCAAGGCATCAACTTCTCCAGCCTTTGCAGCTTCAATCGACTCAACATAGCCCTTCTTCTTCATCTTGTCCCACTTAGACTTTGCTTCCTTGCACGCTTGCTGATAAGGGGTAGTCTCGTTACTCTTGCCAAGATTCTTACCCTGCGTGATGGTATCGAAGGTTGTCTGCATCTTGCTACCAACCTCGCCAAATGTGACATTGACATGGCACCGACCGTCCATCTTCTGAGCAGCATAAACTTCCCACTGCTCGATCTTTCCTGTAGAAGTTTTCTTGTATAACCTAGGTAAGCTCACGGCACCCATACTACAAACTTCCTTTCTGGAAACTCTTCTAGAATCTTCTTGGTCATAGGCCAAGGGACTCTAAAAAGCCCTGAGTTAATTCGGGGCAGGTGTATCTCTTCATCTTCTGATATTTGAGTAAACATGTCAAGTAAAGAATCTCGTGTGGCGTTCAGGATGTCTTCGCGGTAGAGTGCTTTTGAGCCGTAGCCAGTTGAGGTGAACAGGCAGCCTACGCGGTGGTATCTACCTGCCATCACGAAAGAAGTACCCAACAAGTTGTTGCCGTATCTGATGCACTGACCTGCATAGGCTTTGTAGTAGTCTGGGTAGAGTCTTGCGAAGTGCGCAGCGATACCAGCACCCCAAGAGCCTTGTGTGTTACAGGCGTGAACGATTAAAGAGCCTTTGGGAGCATCGAATAAGTTACCTTTTACTTCTTCAATCATCCTGGCACCTTTCCGTTATGTTCTAAAGCCTCAATACATTTCTTTACTAAGATCCAAGCACCGTCGTCGCGCATGTGATCAACAGACACTAGCGGTTCAGGGCGTGGTTGTACGCCTCTGGGGTCTTCGCACCAAACATGATACTCATGGTGTATTGGTGAGATTCTACCCACATTAGCGATATAAAGGTCAAGGATTTGTCTGCGACCTTCTTCTTGACCAAAAGGAACTAGGTCGATCTTTACATGCAACATTAGAGTAATCCTGACACATCGTTTGACTCTGCGCACTCATAAAACTTAGCTTCAAGCAGGCTGATAAGCTCGGTAGCCTTGCCGTCAGACAGATTGTCCAATTCTTCTACCAGCTTTTGAATCTCTTGATCTGAGTAGCCATGCTTTCTGGCAGGCCTAAACACAAGGTTTCCAGCATCGGTCAGGGTATTGCGAAGAGCGCTGGCTTTATTAGCCAAATCAAATTCCTCTTGTTCTTCCGGTAGGTTAAACTCTAAAATACCTTTCATAAATCCCTCCTTCATACTTGACTTTAATAGTATTCTACGGTACCTTTAAATAAAAGGCAAGTAAAAAAGTAGGCCTTGACTGTAGTTGATCAGTTTGATACATTTCAAGAGTACCTAGGAGGATTGAGTGAGCGTGCAAGATAGGATTGCGGAGCTTGAGCGTGAGGTAGCCCGAAAAAAGGCACTTGTCAACGCCAAGATTACTCTGCCAAAAGATACACCGGAAGCTGTAAAGACTGAGGTCATGGCCGCAATAACTGAGGCTTTGTTAAAACTCGCTGCTAACGAGCAAGTCGAGAGTCAATCAGCATTTACAGACGAAGAAGTTAAAGTATTGAAGTTACTAGCAAATAGAGCGCAAGGTAAGTCAGCAACGACGACCTCTACCCCAAATGTGGTAAAGGCCGATGCACCTGCGAAGGAAGAGAAAGCACTTGGAAAGATTGAAAAAAACCCAGTACCTACCGCTGGTAGCTACAAAGGGCAAGAAGCAGAGATCGTGGACCTCGATGGTGTTCCGGTCTCTCAACGCGGAAAAGTATCAAGTATGGATAAATGTATGGTTATGGATGAGCGTGATGATGGTCTCGTTCATGTTATGACTAGGTCCGGTGTTCGTTTTAACATTGATCCACAATTTTTAAACTTCGACATTCAGTCGAACTAACGAAAAGGAGAAGAAGATGGGCGGATTCAAAGCTCGCAAACAGATGACAAAGCGTGAGATGCAGGATCAAATTATTGATCAAGCGGAAAACGCGGTGAAGATGGTTCAAGGCTTGGCTATGGTTGTGAATCAGCAGATTCGTAACTTAAAGCTTGAGACCTCAAACCTAGCTTCTATGTCAATCATGCGTGAAGATGGTGGTACTGTAGGTTCAAAGTCAATCTTATACATTGACTTTATTGGAACACTTGAAGGCAAACCTTTTGAAGGTGGGCTTGGTGTTGGCGTTTTCGTTGACATGGAAGTTCATCAGTTTCTTGGAGACTTTCAAAGTAACCTTCTTGGCATGAAAGCCGGTGAAGAGAAGACTTTTGATGTAAAGTTTCCTGAGAATTATCAAAGCAAAGAGCTTGCAGGTAAGACTGCTCAGTTCGAAGTATGCGTTCGCAAGGTATTGAACGAAGTACCTTCTCGCGTAGCTGAGAAAGCTCTTGAGATTCAAAAGCAATTCGAGATCGAAAAAGTAAAAGCACAACAGGCGGTTGCGCAACAGGAAGCTTAACATGGCTAAGAAGAGACCTCTAAATACTCGCTCTAGAGATTCGTCCCACTACGAAAACATTTTCGAGTACGGCGTTAATTTCAAAGAGCGAGTGGTCTATCTTACTGACGAGATCAACGAAGGCTCTCTGGAGTTAATTCAGAAAGCTTTTGACGAGTTCGACAAGGAAAAGGATAGACCTGTAAAGATTGAAATCTCTTCTTTCGGCGGTTCCGTGTACGACATGTTGGGTATCATCGACCGTATCAAAGCTTCACCCTGCCATGTAATTACTAGAGGCTTCGGCAAGATCATGTCAGCAGCCACTTTTATTCTTGCAGCCGGTGATGAACGCTATGTCGGTGCCCACTCATGGGTAATGGTTCATCAAATGAGTGATGTTGTTAAAGGTACTATGACTGAGATCGAAAACGACTTCAAGCATAATATCCAATTGCAGCGTCAAATGTATAAGATGTATGAAACATTAAGTAACGGAAAAACCTCCGCTAAGCGATGGGCTAAGATCTGCGAGAAAGACTACTACCTTTCAGCAGAAGAAGTTTTAGAACTAGGCTTGGTGGACCATGTCATCGAATAAAAAAGAGAAGAAGAATTTTTTAGTAAACCGAAAAAACTTTTTGGCTGGGGTACAGGCGTTGACAATCTTCCTTCAAGATAAGACTAATGTCTATCTACAAGTTAGAGAAGATCTTGGAGACGAGCACCCTGCTGTTCAACAGATGAAAGAAGAATTAGACACCCTCGAAAGTATGGTTAATTTCTTTTCAGAGTTGGTCAGAGACCAGAATACAGGAGATAGTAACCACTATAATTAGCATGAAAAGATTAGCCTACAAAACAATAAAAATAAGCCTAGTTGTTTTACTTGCAGTTGGTGTTCTTGGGGGCCTTCGTGATCTGTACAAAAGATACCAAGTCTACAGAGCTACTAACATAGAAGAAATGGTAAAAGACGCCACGGTAAAGATCATCGCTTGTCCATATAGAAACCAGTGCGGTTCGGGTACTGGTTTCGTTGTCGGTCTGACAGAGCGCGGTGCATACATAGTAACTAATAAACATGTCTGTGCTAACGCAGTTCTAAAGCCTGAAGATCGAAAGACCTACGGACAGAACATGTACAACTTTTCTTATGTAGAAGTAGAAAAGCGTGGCGGTGGGGTTGGGCCTGGTCAAGTTTTAAGAGTCTCACAAAACTCTGATCTATGCCTTATCTACGCGAAGATCAAGGTCAAGAAAAGCTTGAAACTGGCCAAAGGTTACAAGATGCAACAAGTCGTATCCTCTTATGGTTTTCCTCAAGGGGGACCAGTGAACCTTAGAGGCGTAATTAAGAAGCATGATGTTTTCTTGCTGGGGCTATACAACGAATCAAACATGCTTGCGTGGTACGGTATCAGTGGTGCCGCAGTAGTCAATCAAGATGGGGAGGTCGTTGGCGTCATGTCTAACCTTCTTTCATCAGCTAAAACAAGAGAAGAGTTCAAAGATAGAAGTAAAGTGTACGGAAGTTTATTTATTCCTCTCGAAATACTTCGAGAGTTCTTAGGAGGTAACTAAGATGTTAACCGCAAAAGTACAGTATGCTTTGGTCTTGCTGCAAGATATTGCACAGAATCAGAGTGGTAGACCTGTAAAGATCAAAGAGGTAGCAAACCGAAACCTCTTGGATGAGAAGTTCTTGCAACAAGTTGCGCGACTTCTTCGAATTAAAGGATTGATCCGAAGTGTTCGTGGTCCTGGTGGTGGATGTGTTGCTAGCCAAGATCTTTCTGCCTTGTCGCTGCTTGATGTTATGCATGCAGTTGAAGCGGCAAAAACTTTGAAGGTGGCAGTTCAATCGCCTGAAGGCGCTCAGCTACCACTTGCTAGGCACGCAGAAGTGATCGCTGCTGTAGGGCAGATCAAGGCTCTTTCATGAGTAGGCTAACAGAGCGTGAAAGACTCTTAGTGGAGTTAGTTCACCTGTTAGCTTACGGTGATAAGTTAGAATTTGGCTTAACGCTAAATGAAGTGTACGCTTTACTTGAAAAACCTATAGCTAGGTACAAGAATAGAAACTGCCTTGAAGTTTTGAGTCCCAAGCTCATTCAAGAAATAAAAGATCACTTAGAAGATCGTAAACGCTGACACGCTTCCTTTACAAGTTCGTGCGTTCTTAACGCAGCAGCTTGAGAAGTACCTTCCATTATTCCAATAGAACCGCTTGGGGTATAAGATAAAACCCCTCGACCGTCTACCCACTTCAAGTTGGGTAAGCCGTAGTTAGATGAAGGCGCTCGGTCTGACTCAGAGTTACCATTGGCCACTATCTCCATACCTTCAAGATTTAAACTTGCAGGATAATAAGACTTTTCTTTAAGATTGAATCTCTCGTTACCTGCCGCAACGACTACCTTTGAAACTTTTACCAAAGATTTTAACTCAGCGTGCTCTTCAGCCATATAGTCTACGCCACCACCTGAAAAGTTAACGAAGTTTGCCCTTGCTAATCGAGCTTTGCGAAAGCAATCTGCTGTAGTTACTTGTGAGTTCTTATAAAAGAAACGACAAGACACTACCTTTACTTCTTTACAAACTGGGTCTTTCAAAGATTTTCCGAAAAGAATAGAACCTGTGATGTGAGTACCGTGACCGTGTTCATCTATCAAATCACTCTTGGAATTTGTTATAGAAAGATACTCCTCAAACTGTGAGACTTTTGGGGAGATGCCTGTATCGATAACAAAGACTAGTATCTCTGCTTTTTCACCTTGGGCGGTTAAGCAACCACCCATCAGTAAGATCATTAAGAACGGAATCAGTTTCATAAATTCTCCCAAAAGGTGCCCCGATGGGAGGTTTTCAAGATACTCGGGGCCACATATCTATAGAATTAGAATCCTAAACCAACATTTACGCCGACGCCTTGGTTACTATCAACCTGACCGCCGACATAAACTTTATCTGTAACACGACGCTGATACTGAAGCGAAGCTCCAATTTCTTTCTTGGATGTAACTTCAACTGTAGAAGGTCCTTCAGAAACATTAAAACCTCTAGTGCTCCGAATCACTCCCACGCTTACGATGTTCTTGTGGGCCTCTTGCTGTTTTGCTGGAGCTTCAATAGGCTTTTCAGACTTTTGTTGCTCTGCAAGCATTACTTTTGGGGAGTCGGTCCCTCGTTTAACTACGGCATACTCGTCTGCGGAAAATGTGTATTGCTTTCCGTCTTTAAGAGTTACTGTAATTGTTCCACCTTTTAAGTACTCGGGCGCTGGACCGACCGCGAATGCCGAAGATGATGTTAATACGATGATTGAAAAAATAAAGTTTTTCATGTTCATTCCTCACTGTACCGCGATAAGGTTAGTTGAAGATGTACCACCGTTGCTGATAGAGAAACTGCAAGCTGGACCACCATCGGTTGTTTGATAATTGCCGTCAGACAACAAGTCCAAAGCAATCTTCACATCAGTTACCACAGTTCGATTTGCAGTGCTATAGCTTGGAACAGTAACAGTGTTTCCGCCAACCTCTGCCCAAGAGCTAGGGCACTGACCGTTACCACCAGGGAGCTTTGCCTTGTCATCTTTCAAGCACAACTTGGGGTTTGTGAAAGTTGTCGAGCTTGATCCTGTAATAACTTGCACTTGCTGAGTCTGTACTCGATTCATGACCGCGTAAAACTTGCCATTGATCTTCATGATACGCTCAGTAGAAGAGCTTGAGTTACACTTGAATAGCTTTACACCTTCTCGATCAAGTTGAGCTTGTGTAGCGGCTTGCTGCGTACTCAAACTATCGATTTGAGCTTGAAGAGCCAAGCGGACAGTTTCTTGATCGGCTCGGAGGTCTGCTACCTCTTGCTCTAAGTTCTCAAGATTTTCCTCAAGATTTGATACGCGACTTGTCAAGCTAAGTACTCGACTGTTAACTTGATTGAGCCTCGAATTAATTGAAGAAAGCTGAAGCTGTACTCCAAGGTTTACGAGAGACTGTACAAGTACAGACGCCGTAAGAGCTTGTGAGTTAGCTCGATCTCCATTGATTCGATTGGCAATCTCAATCTGAAGTTCGGCCCGAAGTTGATCGTCACCGGCAATTCTTGCGGCTTGCTCGTCTTCAATCAACTGCTGCAATGCGGCGTCTTGAGCAATTCGAGCATCCATCTCGGCTTGAAGGGAAGATTCTAAGTCTAGGTCCCCTTCAATTCTTGCTTGAGTTTCGGCAGCAAGGGCAGCCTCTAAAGCTGACAAACGATCATTTTGAATGGAATTCAATTGATCATTCAGTGCCGCACGACGCTCAAGTTCTGACACTCGGTCGTTGTTATGTATCACACGCAAGCGATCTTCGGCGCAGCCTGTGAATGCTAGGGCAGCGATAACTGCCAAAAGTACCTTTTTCATCTCTCTCTCCTTTTGCCTTTCGGCGGTTATTTAGTACGAACCTTCTTCGTCTAAAACTTGTTCAATATCACTTTCACTTATCCATGTCTCTTCACTGATACGAGTCACCAAAGCATCGCCGGAGTATCGGTCAGAGAACTCCGCAGACAAGCGAAGAATCTCTTCTCGGTCTTCCGATGAAATCTCAGACTCATCGGAGCTATCGTCAAGCTCAGACTCATACTCGTCACTAGTGAACTCATTCTCACGACCGTACAAGGCTTGATTCTCGATAGGCTTTTCGCATGCCTTCAAGACTTCAAACTTGCAGACTCGCATCTTCTGTCCGTTGTAGTCAATCGGTACAGCAACGACATCTTTAGGATTGATCTTTACTTCAACTTTCTGTGGACCAAAGCCCGAAGCGTATTCCCACGCAGCGACATGAAGTCCAGCGCTGCAAGTACGAGTCGGATCGTCGTCCACTTGCTCTCGGGGCATCTCACAGATAGAACCTGGAGCGTTATTGAAAGTCTTCGTGTGAATGTCTTTGAAGTCCTCAGTCACTCCACGATAAGCCACGAAACAACCGTCCTCTGTCAACGGATGTCCGTTGTGCTCCAAGAACTTGAACAGTTGCTCTCGTGCTCTGAAGCTTGGATTCTGCTTAAGATTCTCCCAGAACTTGAGCAAGTGTTCAAAGGGCAAGCCTTCGTCACGAAACTCAATGATGCGCTCATTCAACGCAGCCGGTAAAGCTTCGCCTTCTTGAGTCATCACGATGCCATCTTTCAAGATCAATCCGCCGATCTCAAGACCTTTGCTTAGGTCTACGATTGTGGGGATGTCTGCAAGATTACCTTGCTTGATTGCCTCAACCACTCGTGCGTATCGGCTATCGCCTCGCTTGATCGTGTGGTACTGACCGTCGAAACTCACATTCAACGCATCTTTTGTGATCATATAGTTAACTTGTGACATAAAAACCTCCCTTTGGTTATGTCTTAAATTAAAGTCCAATACTATCTAACTTCGCCTTTACATAGAACGCTAGCTCAGCCTTATCAGTACGCGCCAAGTGATAGCCTTCCATCGTCTCAAGCAGTGGCAAGGCCTTTGCGTACTTCGCAAGCTCCTTGTCAAGCTCCAAGAACTCTTGAAACTTGTCGTCTGCCTTGAAGAGTTTCTCTACCTCTTCGGGGACATAGTCACCACTGTCTGCTATCTTATAAAGGTCTACCATCTTAGTCAAGAATTTATTTTTGATGTCTATCGTTTTGAGAACCTCTACGAATTTGCCACACTTACGAGCATTCTTGACCATGCCGTTTCGGGTCTTAGCATCGATAGACAGACCTTTGAGCCACTCACCGAACTCGATGAAGTTCTCAGTATCAGCAAGAATCTTAGCTGTGGACTTCGATACTGCCATGAAGTCAAAGGCTAGTTTCTTTTGCTGTGCCCAGTCAATGATGTTACCCATGCGCTTGCGGTCCTTATGGAAGGTATCTAGGTCAATCCATACCTGAGTGTTCGGGCGTGCTGACCGACCGATAGCCGTATCGTATCGAACGGTCTTGTACGATCCACTCAAGTCGTGGAATGTTTGCTGTGACGCTTGCTTAGCAAGCTTGGCAGCCTTTGGTGATCGTGGGGGTACCGTGAAAGGTAACGCCAAGAAGTCTTTCAAAGGAAACATCTTTTTGATAGTCTTCAATGCTGTCGGTGCATTGGGAGTCTGACCTGCCTCAAGGACCAAGACTTGCTTGACTCCCTTAGCCAGTAGCTCTCGAATGCGTCGGTTAACATTGACCTTCGTGTCGGTACCTGGATTGAAGTAAACATTGTGAAACTCTTCGATCATGATACCGCTTCGATTGACATTCGAGTACAGCTTGCCACGACGCATCGTGTGAACCCAAAGATTGACATCCTTGAAAAGCTCTGACAACAAGTAACGACCGTCAAACTTGAAGCCCTTGTACTCTGCATCGCGCAGCGTGAAGAACTTATACAACTCGCCGTAGGTCTTTGCGAAAGTCTCAACCGAATCAATCGCTTGCATTCGATCATTGAGATACTTCTCAAGCTCTGTGTTGATCTTTGTGAAGACTCTTTGGAGACCTTTACGAGTCACCTCTGAGTCGTCAAGCTTCTCACGGCTTGCAGATACTTGCACGATGCCATTGGGAATAGTGATAAGCATTCGACCTTGTATTTTGTCACGAACAGACTCGATCAAAGGGCAAAGCTCTGTGTGATGATCTTCAATCGGGTAGGGAATGCCGTCAATAACAAAGGCTCCAATGCTGCCGATTGACGAATGCATTTGATGAGGCCACATGCTAGAAGAGAAAACCTTCAAGGCACCAAGGTCAAAGCCTTCAGGTGCATTGAGAACCGGAGCATTCAAAAGCTCTGGGGTCTCATCGCTTGACCAAAATAATGCAGCACGAGCCGCAGAGACTTGAAACTCTGTGACATCTCGGGGATTGACAGCGATCTCGATCAGCGTGCCATTGGCTTCGGAAGTCTTCGCGGTCTCGATAAGATCAAGACGACCAACCTTGTCCGATCCTGTGTGTGCTACATATCGACGCAGCGTGCCGTCAATGTAAGTCGTGATAGTGAACGAATCAGCATAAGCCCACGCAGACTTGGCACCGATGCCGAAGCCGCCTGTCTGTTTGTTTGACTGACGCTTTGTCGATGCTCCGTAAAGAACAAAGACATTCTCGATGCGCTCTGGACTGACGCCTGGACCGAAGTCTCTGACTCGGAATGTTGGGTCAAACTGTGTCGGTGCAGTGACCTTGATCGGCTTAGTCTGACCGATCTCACGATGAGCGTCCCTTGCATTGGACATGTACTCTTGCACCATCGTTCTGATCTTGTACTCGTACAACTTGTTGCGAAGAATATCAATAACTACTGAGACATCGCCGATGCCAAAGGCAACGGACTGACTCGGTTGAAAGTTTGACTCGACCTTATTATTGTGTGAAGCGATACGCATTTAGACCTCCCAATCTTTGTGCGTTTATGTAATACTTATCGGCATAATTCTGAAAAACTTTAGGCTGTTTCCTTCTTTTTTTCTGGCATCGTGAAGTCCACGAGTCCCATCGGTGCAAGGCCGCCGCCTCTCTCTTCAAGACCAAAGAAGAAGTCTGGACGACCTTCGAAGCCTTTGTATTCCGTACCAACCTGAGTCACTGACTCGACTGGCTTAGTTAAGAAGAACGCCGCATCGTACCAAGACCGCAAGTCTGTGGTGCCTCGAATGTTTGCGGCACGATCCTTGCTCTGTGTTGACTTGTTGTGGTGTACTAGAATGATAGTCGTGCCACTGTCACGCTGTAGCTGTCGAAGCTTAGACAGTAGCGGTCCCATCTTGGCGCTTGATCCTTCGTCTGTGTTGGGGATAAGGCGCTTCAATGGGTCCAGTATCACAACGCTTGGGCGTTTCTCTTTGAGATAGTACTCAAGCATTTGAAAGTCCTCGTCTTTATCTAATGCAAACGGATGGTCTGCCACGATTGCGATTGACTTATTCAATGCATCGAGACTTGCGCCTCGAACCCTTGCAATCTTTTCGAGTCTCTCTTTAATAATGGTCTGTGAGTCCTCGCCTTGTATCATTAAGATACCGCCTTGACCTTTGTCTGTCGGGAAGGTCCCAAAGGCATCGGTCTGAGTCGCGATGCTGACCATGATCTCAGCGACGAACCAAGACTTGCGAGTCTTAGGATTGCCGGAGATAAGGCAGCACGCATTCTTAGGGATAAGGCCGTGAATCAACCAAGGCTGTGCGCCACGGTCTTCTAGTTCTGTGGGTAGCTTGATCGGTAACATGTCCGGCCTCCTTTCTGTCTCATCGGTATAATTCTATAAAACTTGAGCATTTTCGTCAATTAAATTGTTCTTTCCCATCTTGATACATCTCCGAGAGTTGATCTAGGAGCATGGTGGAATAGGCCTCGAAGGTATCAATCTGAGGCGGTAGGTTGATGATTGACACAATGTAACCTTCAGTTTCCATTGCCTCAATATGATCCATCGCCTCTGTGTTTAGCCTAGGGAATAGGCGTTCAATTCTTGCATACTGTTTCGGGTGTGTCGCTGTGATCTGTATCATCTTGAATCTCCTTTTCAATCGTTAAGTACTCTTCAACTAATCTGTCTCGTTCTTGGACATCGGCTAGGGTGTGTCTACCACTGTCAACCTTTGGACTCACCACTGACAAGCGCTCGGAGATGTCTCGAAGTCGTTTAGCTTTGAGACGCTGTTTCAGTTTGAGCTTCCACTCCTTGCCATGCGGTGAACTCGGGTCATAGTGAGTCACAAGATCACCTCTGTCAAATCGTTAGACACTCGGTAGACTCCGACTCTGTCGGTGCCTGACATGCTCTTGATCCACTGGACAGCTTCGGGTAGGGTGTCAAT